TCAGCACGTAGCGCGAGAACGCGACGAACACATCGTAGGGAACAGAACCGCGAAGGTTGTTGCAGCGCCTGCACGACCACAGCAGGTTCTCGGGGTTGCTCTTTCCTCCGCGGCCCTGCGTCACGACGTGGTCGATCGTAGGCGACAGCTCGCACGCAGGGTCGGGCTCTAGCCGCATCTCACGCTTGCAGTACGGGCACTTCTGGCCAGCGGCGAGGCGCTTCTGAACGCGGTTCGTATCTTCTCGGTAGCGCACGGCTCTCGCCTCTCTGTCTGCTGCGCTACGCTGTGCGGTGAGTAACGCTCCTCCACCACGCGTCGGCGCTCTGCATCTGGTCGTGCATTCTCATCAGCACACCGTCGGGTACGGCGTCTTCTGGAGGGCAAGACGCGTTGCGACTGCGAAGTTCTTCTATCGTCCTGTCGAACACTACGAACTCGGTCTCCGCGCGCAGCACGTAGCTCGTGCACAGGCTCCGATCTATGTTCCAGCGCGTGAGGTGCGTGTTGTGCACGACTACGGTCATGCAGCGCGCGAGGAGGTACGATAGCGCGTGATCGTGCAGCTCGTTGAGTGCAGTCCGCAGCGGGTGTCCGGGATCGTCGCCCACTTCGTCGTGGTAGGCGCGCTTGGAGCCGCAGAGCGTTACACGCAGATCGTCGAGCGACAGGAGGGCGGTGCGCTCGTGAGTCTGCTGGTACAGCCTGGCCCACGTAGTCTTTCCGCTACGCGGGGCGCCGACGGTGAATATCGCCTTGGGCTTGTACATCGCTCGCTCTCTCCTACAGGGTGGTGGTCTTGGTGGTGCCTGCGGTGGTGACGGTGAGCGCGCAGGGGTCGTCGCCCGACATGGCGTTGAGAACGAAGGAGACGGCTCTGGCCTGGCGCTCGGTAAGCGAGGCCTCGATGGTGCCCTGCACGAAGTCACCTACGCACCAGCGGGAGCAATCTTTCCTCCCGCACCAGCAGCGGCGAACCCCATACCGGGCCTCGTACAAGTCGTCTCTCGCCATCGCTCAGCCCTCCAGCAACTTGCGCACGCGCTCGGCGTCCCCGCGCGCTAAGAAGTACGAGTACTTCTGGTTGTTGAGCTTGATCGGCGGCTTGAGGCCAGCGAGCCACTGCTCCGTAGCGTCTACCCACTTGCGCACGTCTTCGCGCTGCATCTCTAGCAGAGTGGGGAGGTAGCCGTGAGAGATCGAGTCGTTGGTGGTGAGCACGTTGAGCACCTTGCGAATGCCCGCGGGTATGCCGTCCTCGACCTTCGTCTCGCGCTTCGGCGGCGGGAGCAGCAGCTGCTTGCCGTTGAGCCACTCCTTGTCGAACGACACGACGAGGAACGGAGAGTCGCTCTCCACAACGCGCACCGAGAAGTCGGCCGACTCGAACGTCGTGTTGGGAAGGCGCTCGATGAACCCCAGGCGCAGTATGGCTACCGACTTGAACTCGGTGACCTCGAACTTGCCGCCCTCGTTGTTGGGCGTCACGCGCATGTGCAGCCCGGTGGGATCGAGGTTGACCGAGTAGCGAGGACCGCGCTCGATGAGCCACCGGGCGAAGTCGTTGCGGAACACGACGCTGGTGCGGACGCGGGGGCTGTTGCCGCCCGTGCGCCCCCACAGCGACCGCGCGGCAGACACGTCTGCCCTGGACGCGGAGCGGACGGCGCGCTCTAGCTCGTCGCCCCACTCGATGCTAGAGAAGTCGATTTCAGAGTCGTCCACGTCGAAACCCCGCGAGTTAGGTGGTGGTCACTTCTTGCCCTTCTTACCCTTGGTCGCAGCCTTCGGCTTGCGCTTCGGGTCGGGCTTGGCCTGCGACTTCGTCTTGCTGACCTTGCCCTTCTTGCCGACGACCTTCGCGTCTTTGTCGACCGAGACGCGCTTCGCGGGCCCCTTGGCGCGCGTGCGCCCGCCGCCCGACGATGCCTTCGACACCTTCGTGGTCCCCGACCAGCGGTGCCCGCACTTGGGGCAGCAGTGCTCCAGGCTCGCCTCGACGGCGTCAGGGCTAATTACGGCGAACTCGCCGTCCTGGTCTACGCCCTCGGCGGCGCGGCGATTGTTCGACTCGAACATGGCGATAGACTTGCGGTGCATCCACGGGTCGATCGGGACGTCTTCGATAGAGAACTTGCGGTCCTCCAGCTCCTTGAGCACCTTGCCGAGCTTGACGAGGTCGAAGTCGCCGCCCGCCGCGTTGGCCGCGATGTTCGCCGCCTTCTCCGTGTCTGCGTCCCACTTCACCTCGCGGTAGGGGATGCGGATCACCGACGAGTTGCCGTCTCTCTTCACGACCACGTCTACGTAGCCGACGCTGACGGTGCCGTACTTGTCGGAGTAGGGCTTCTTGACGATGCTCGACTTCTTGCCGTGCTTCTTGAAGATCGTCGTGCGCTGGTGCCCGCCGACTAGATTCCCGGTACGGACGTTCATCGTAATACCGGAAAGATCGCCGAACTTCATGTACGACTTGACCATAGCGTCTAGCTGTCGATCCGTTATCGACCTAGGGTTGTAACTCGCGGCTTTCAAGTCCGCCATGGTCTTAGGGCTTATTTTAATTTTCATTTTATTCTCCTGTATGGTCCTACCATGCGAACTACGTTTCTTGCGGTAGAAAAAGAAACGCCGAAGTCGTCTGCTATCCGTAAAAGTCTGCTGCGCTCAGACCCTCTCAATCTTGCGAATAGAGATCGTGCCTTGACCAATTGATCTGAAGACAGTTTGTAAGATCCTGTATTTCGTTTGCGTATCTTCTCTACGTGCTCCGGGGACAGCACTTTACCGCGTTGGCCCGAGCTCATATTTGCTCGCGCTTCTGGCGTATGCTTGTAGCCAGTAAGCGCTGCTCTAATCTTATCGCGGTGCTCTGGAAATACTGTTCTTCCTCTATTGGCATTTCCTATAGATCTGCGAGTATCTGCAGACATTTCTCTTCCGATAAGACCTCTAGATATGGCTCTCTTGTGATCTGCAGATAATTTACGCCCTACTAAGGCTCTGCTCAAGTTCTCTCGCGCTTCGGTAGATAGCGGGCGACCCTTAAGCGATCTAGAGATTCGCAGCGCAACTCTAGGGTCTCTGGATGGGGCTCTAACTTCATTAGTTCTATTGTATTTTGGATCGAGGTCGTCTATCCAATCTTGTTCTAGATCGTGCAGAACGTACGGCTTATGGTAAGCCCTTCTGCTGGTTATAGTCTGTAAGACGTAGTACGTCATGGTGTCGCCATACTTTCTGTAGGCGGCAGTTAGCGCGATATTATAGTGCTTTCCTCGGCGCAGCGCGTGAAAGTGTTCGCTTATTCTACGGACGACGTTAATTGAAGACCCTATGTAGAAACTATCGCTTTGGGCCCACTTGATAAGGTAAACTCCTGCTATCTTCTTACTCATAGGAGCTGCCCTTACCTGTATTCTAGCAGCTCGTGCTTCAAGAAGCGGGAGACGCGCCTGACGAACGCGGGGTCGTTGTACTCGCGGCACAGGCCGGAGGGGTGAGGTATCACGACTACGTGCGGTCCCCAGGGCGACTTCGTCCACGTAAGCCACGGCTGCTTCGCGGGTACGCCGAACGCCCGCGCTACCTTGCGCCCGCAGAGGATCAAGTCGTAGTCGCGAAGCAGCGACGAGCAGAGGTTCTGAGCCTGCTGCTCCGCGAACTCTCGCGGCCAGCGCGTAACGCGGTAGGGCACGAGGTTGAACTTGGGCACGCGGCGTATCCACGACGCGCGGTCTAGCCCCGTCATGGCTCTCAGACGATACCCCGCCGAGCTCTTCCTGAGGCTCCATAGCGGGGTCCTTGACGTCGTGTCGCGCGGGCCGGGTGCTTCGCCGACGAAGGCTACGGGCACCGAAGCAGCCCTCGCCTCCGAGCCTGCCGCTTCGTGCAGTCTAGCGGCCACGGTCGCCACGTCGAGCGACGGTGCGACGCTTTGTGCGGCTCGGGGTGCGTATCGTAGAAATGCACCGACGTAACGGCGGTGCTTCTCATGACGATGCGCACCGCTGCAGGTAGTTCGCTGCAGGCCGTCTCCATCAGCGGCTGCGGCTCGGCGTGGCGCGCGTCGGCGGGTTGGCGCGCGGTCCGCCGGGTCCCTGCTCCGCTCCCGAGAAGACGGGCACGACGACCTTCTTCACGACGACTAGCTGAGAGACGTCGAACGTGACCGCGTCGATCACCTTTCCGTCGTGCAGCTTGCGAGGCTCGACCATGCAGCGGGTGCAGCCGTTGATGTACCGGAACATGCCCGAGCACACTCCTCTGAAACCAGAGATCGTGTCGCGCACCTCGTCGCCGAGTTCTACCCGCTTGCTCTTCGCTGCTACGTCCATGCTCTCTCCTTAAACGAAGGTCCAGCTCCACTTGCCGCCCTCGATGCGCACTCGCGAGTCGCACACGAGGCTGGCGCGGCGGAGCGTCGTAGTAGTACCCCAGTCGTCGCGATACGTAACCTGCATGCGGGTTAGCTCGGTGACGCGCCCCGATACGGGGGCTCCGCGCATCGGGGGCTTCTGGAAGATCACCGCGTCGCCTACAGACATGTCGGCGAACTTTACGTCGTTCATCGTCGTTCTCTCTTTTACTCTGACGCCTCAGCGGGCGACTGCGACATAATTGGTCAAGTTCCTCGTGCCACGGCGAACGGGGACCACGACAGGTCGGGCATCCAGGCGTCTGCAGGTCCGTCGTAGTTCACGCGCGACACGAGCACGCGGTCGACGCGGTGCATCCACGAGTCGTACAGCATCGCCCCGCCAGCGATCCATACCGACTTGCAGTAGACGCTCTCGGCGAGGGCGATAAGCGAGGTGCGGGTGTCGTCGCGCGTCGGCACGTAGAGGAACCTGCCGCGAGAGCCGTGAACTCTGCCCATCGAGGGAGCCGTGCGCTTACCGACGACTACGAGGCCGTTCTCGGTGCAGTTCGAGAACCACTCCATGTCGGCCTCGTCGCGCCAGGGCAACTCGCCTTTCAGGCCTATCTGTCCGTGCTTGCCCACGGCGGCTATCAGGCTGATGATCATGTGCCTCTCGTTTCTTCTAGTCGTAACCCCACGACTTGGATATGCGAATCCACTCCTCGTAGCCCGGTTCACCGGGCCGCGTAGAAATCTCGGAGATAGGCGTCCCGAGCGGGCGGTCGCGTGCGTAGGCGGCGTCGGGGTCGGTCGCGATCTTATCCCGCCACTCCCTGTCGACGAAGAACACGTCTACGTCGTCGTCGTGCGGCTCGTACTCGTAGGGTATCGGCAGGTCGCAAGCGTCGCAGTAGTATCCGCCGACGATGCCGCAGGAAGGGTCGTCTTCCTCCAGCGACTCGGAGACGTCTGCGCCGCACTTCGGGCACTTCATGCTTCTTCTCCCCTGTAAGTCATACCGCAACGTCCGCCTTGATCGCCGGCCACGGACGAGTTTTTGGGGTTGACGGACGATGCGATTTATGCTAGAACGTCAGCAAAGGCTAAAGCTGTTAAGCATGCAGGTTACCGACTGCTTACCTTGGTGTTCAACGCACAAGGCGTGAGATACCGTCTCCCTAGTCGTTGGTATACTAAAGATCGACGAGAGGTAGCTAAATTGCTACGGGTGCAGCAATAGTGGGCCACGGAGCGTAGTCTGCGACTAGTACCTTCTCGTGCGTGAAGTCCCAGGGCTTGGCGTTCTCCGAGAGCGCCAGCGACACGCGAGGGCCGCGCCGGGGCGCGCGCGAGAGCTGGGTTCGCACCTGCTCTTCGTGATTCGTGTACACGTGCACGTCTCCGAAAGAGTGCACGAACTCGCCCACGGCGTACTTCGGCCCCGCGCACCGCGCCATTATCATCAGTAGCATGGCGTAGCTGGCGATGTTGAAGGGGACGCCCAGGAACACGTCGGCTGACAATATGTTCAAGACGGTTCGCTAAGCCGTCTCCGTTCTCTTTCGAGAACTGCTGTACGTTGCCGCACAGATCAGACTATATCACGATCCCGAAGGGACCCTCTGCATTTCGAGCCGCTTGGCCCTACTCTACTCCCTGTTCCTGATAGGAACGGTTTCGATAGTCGTTAGGCATTTATTCGTCCAGATAGCGGTAAGAAGCATACTTGGCGCTACGCGCCTTTATACGGTAAAGTACCGTGGCGGAGACAACATTGAGGTATCTAGCGGCATCGGCGACGCTATCAAAGCGCTGCTTACCTACTTTGACGGGACGAAGATTGGTGGGGCGGTGCCCAATTTTCTTCTGACGTATGCGCTCTTTGGTTTCTGCACTATGATGCTTACCGAAGAACCCGTTTAGTTTCCCGACTCGCTCTTGCGCGACCTTAGATAGTCTGGCGCGAGTTTCTGCAGACCGTACCGATCCCGCAGCATACGAGTTACCTTTGTTTGCTCTACTCATCATCGCAAGAGATTTACGAGAGTGCTTCTTGCCGTACATTCCGTTCTGTGCACCAGGACGTCTATGCATTGCTGCACGCTCTTCTGGTGAAAGTTTGGCGTTAACGGCGCGAGCAGCAGCGCTGCGCTTCGCGATGATTTTCTGCTTCTCGGGATGATTACCCGTCGTGTCTCCGTACGCGATTGATAAGCTGCTGTTAAGCAACCTATTGCGTATTTTCGACGATGAAAGGTATCGCCCCTCTAACGCACGACAGCGTTCTAGCGAATCACGGCGCAAGACTTTTATCTTGAACCCTTCACCAGCGCATCTATTCCACAGACGTTGAAGGCGTATGCAGTGGTGTGCACCACTTCTAAGTGCTCGCCAATGACGGTCAAACCTAAGATGCGGTTTACCTGTGCTGCCGACGTAGAATTTGCCACTACCGACGTGTTCTATTATGTAAGTCACGGCCATCGTGCTTCTCCCCTATAGGAGAAGTTTACTTTGAACGCGAATCCTAAAAGCACGTCTGGACGAAGTTTAGCACGGGATTGGGTCGGTGACCGTTCCCCGTTTAGCAGAGTTTGCTTCACCGATTACTCAGTGGAGGCGCTCATTATTCGAACGCTGGTAGAGATGCAGATCGATGTAGAACTGCGGAGCATCTCCTAGGTCAGCCGGGTATTCCGTAGACGACTGCGGCCCCGATACCGCGTCGCCCGCGTCGGGTAAGACTCGACCCCGAGCGCGTAGTAAGGTTATCTTCTCTTGTACCGAAAGAGGCCTGCAGTTAAACTGAAACAGGCAGTGGCAGGGCGTCAGCGCCATCTTTGGGTTGTCGGCGGGGTTCCACGCCGTGACGACGTTGCGACGAGAGTAGGGGTCGTTCTTGAGGAGGTCGAGCGCCAGCGCGATCTGGTCGATGGGTTCATCCCTGCAAATTGAACTAACGACACCGCGTGGGTCTTCTTCACATACTTCGTGCGCCCACTCACGCCACTGCTTGCCGTAGACGGGACCCAGATCGCCCTTCTCGTCTGCCCACTCGTCCCAGATGGTGCATCTGCGCTCTTGCAGGTACTGGACGTTCGTGTGGCCGCGAAGCATCCACTCAAGCTCCACCATGATGGCGTGCGTGAACAGCTTCTTCGTCGTCAGGAGAGGGAACTCTCTGCCGACGTCGAACCGAAGCTGGGCGCCGAACAGAGACGTCGTTCCGACTCCCGTCCGGTCGCGCTTGCGAACTCCCTTCGTCATGATCGTCTCGAGGAGATCGAGGTACTGCTGCTCGTATCCGTTTGCCATGACGCGTCCTCCTCAGTCTTCTACCGACGACTTCTTAACCTTAGACTTTTTCCTCGGCACGTCGTCATCGTCGTCATCGTCGTCGAGGTCGAAGTCGGCGTCATCTTCGTCGGGGTCGCTCTCGGAGTAGGGCATCACGGCCTTGTTGACGATGCCGAGTACGGTCGAAGTGGAGCGCCGCAGCGCCTCCCTAGCGTGCAGCGGAGGCTGCTTGCCGAACACGAAGTAGCCGATGCGGGTGAACCCGCGTAGCTCGGAGCTCGAAGCGGCGACTAGCACTTGATCCTTTATACTGGTCTTGGGATTGTTCAGGAAATAGGCGACCAGCTCGTCTCGGTGACTGGCGCAGTCGACGAATACCGTGTAGTACAGGACCACGTTATGAGCCAACCGCGGCTTCACGAGGCGCGCAATGTCTGCGGCGTATTCGCGCGCTCGAATCATGTCTACGAACTTCGGGTGCGCCGAGATCGGCGCGGTGGACGGATGCTGCCGGACACCTCGCTGGGGCAGCGTCTTCTCTTCTGCGAGCGTTACGAAGCTGTTGCGGAACACGTTCATGTCGGCTACGGATGTAGAGCTGCTCGATCCAGCGGGAGCGGTGAATTTTACCCCGACGAAGTGAAGCTGCTGCGAGACGAAGGCGAGAGTAGTCGCACGCAGTTTGTCGTCGGAGCTCTCTACCGTGATCTTGATGTTGGTCATGGTTCTCTCTCCTATCGGGCAGACATGCCCAGGGCGTTTACGTGAGCCGTCGCGGCGCCCGACAGCAGCAGGTCGGCGAAGCGCGCCGCGGCGAACTCTAAGTCTAGCAGCGACCCCGAGTTAGCGACGCTCCAGTCGTAGCAGACTTCGGAGCCGTCGATGCGATCCGAGTCGTTCGACGGCTCGGGGTGGTCGTAGCCGGGGCGAGACAGCCACAGCGTAGAGAACGTCGAACGCGGGAGCATACACTCGACCTGCGAGCGCAGCTTCTCGATGGTGTGCCCCTCGCGAGCGTGCACGAAGGCGATGCCGCGAGTAGCGTGATCCCCCGTGCGCCGCAGCGTCGTCTTCGTCTTGAAGTCGGAGTGACGCTCCAGCTCCTCTCCGAGCACCGACAGGAGGCGCCGATCCTCCGGGCGCTTCTGCGTAACGTCTACGTCTACGTGCGCGAGCAGCTCGCGCACGGGGTCGATGGTGGAGAACGTGCCCACAGGGATCATCCACCGCGCCTCGCAGTACTTGGCGACGAGCGCGCAGAACTCGTCTTTGCCGGCGCGCGGCTTGCCGTTCACCACGACTACGTGGCCTACAGTTCGCTGCTCGCGCGTGATGTAGAAACCTGCGTAGTCTAGAACCTCGCGCACTCCTGCGAACAGCTTCGACAGGTCGCCGTCGTTAAGTATCTCGGCGTCGGCGTCGATCTCTAGCGCCCCGCGCTCGCTCTCGTGCAGGGCGCCGTCTAGGGTGCGCTTTCCGTCGTAGCCTGGACGCGTGATGCGAACGATGAACAGGCCGCGACTCTTGAGGTAGGCGGCTTCGCGCGGGTAGCGCAGGCTCTCGTTTACGACGGGTATCGTCTCGGGGAACTTATCGAGAACGAGGCGCTGCGCGAGCATGGGGTCTCCGCAGTCTAGGAGGAATCCGTTGCCTTGCGCCTGCAGTAGCTTGACCGCAGATAGCTCTGGCGCGAGAGGCAACGGAGCGTCTTTCTTCGCCCCGTACACGTAGTCGTGCAGCTCGGGTACCGACACGCCCAGCCGCAGCAGCATGGGTGCGATGCACTCCCCCAGCACGTCTTTGACGTGCACGCGCTGAGCGTCGAGCAGAGCGCAGGCGTAAGACGTAGCCTCGCTCTTGCCTACGCCGCCGAACCCCGCGAACGCTACCCCGCGATATTTCGCCATCAGTCTCTCCTGGTGTTGGCGATGACGTATGCAGCCACCTCGGGCTCCATCAGCATCGAGATTAGAGTGTCACGGGCGCCGCGCAAGAAATTATCGTCGTGCGCGTCGCGGTCGTAGGCAGAAGCGTCGAGCACGAACTCGACGTGGTGCACGCGGCCAGCGAATATCTGCTCGCGTGCCCACGACGATCCCTGCCACTGATCCGCCTTGCTGCAGAAGTGCGGGTCGCGCAGCTTCTTCGCTAGGCGTAGCGTCCTTCTCAGGTTCCTAAGCACGGCTGCTCCTACATCTTGGGAAGAACGACGCCCACCTGGTCCTGATACTTACCTCCGCGGTCGGCGTAGTTCGTGCGGCAGGGCGGTCCGCGGAAGAAGAGGAACTGACAGATGCCCTCGTCAGGGTAGACGAGCATGGGGATCGGCAGCGCGTTCGTAAACTCTAGCGTGACGAAGCCGCGCCACGCAGGCTCTAGCGGCGTCACGTTGACGATGAGCCCCGAGCGCGCGTAGGTAGACTTGCCGACGCAGAGCCCGAGCACGTCGGGCGGCATCGAGAAGTGCTCCACGGTGCGCCCGAGCACGTAACCGCGCGGCGGGATCACGAACGGCTTCCCTGCCGTCGCCTCCATCGAAACGAAAGCGTCGTTGGGCGGGTTCTTCGGGTCCATGACCGCGCACTTGAGGTCGGTGAACACCTTGAACTCGCGAGCCAGCCGCGCGTCGTATCCGTAGCTGGAGGCGCCGTAGGACACGAGCCTCTCGGCGTCGCAGACCTTTACCTGCTCCGGGGTGAAGGGAGATATGAACGACTCGCCTAGTCGGCACAAGTCTACGTCGGATAGCAGCACGAGTCAGCTCCTCTTAACGAAGCGCGACGCAGACCCGTCGCCCTTGCCTGTAAACCGAACGTAGCTCTTGCCGCGAACGGGGTCACCCAGTGAGCGAGCGCAGGCTCGGCACGTGAACGAGTCGGTAGATTCTGTCGGGTTGCCGCAGACGTAGCGTGAGCGGTCCCGGAGATAGTTGCTGTACTTGACGCGATACGGCGACTCGGTAGACAGGCACTCGGGGTCGAGGTCCCACAGCGGGGTACGGCACACGTTCGTGCGCACCCCCGCCTGCATTATCGCCTTGGCCTTGAAGAAGTTGACGGCGTTCGGGAACTTCTTGCGGAGACGAGCGAGTCGCGCCGCGTCTTCTCCGGGAACCTCGACCAAGTACTCTACGTCTTCGGTCGAGTCGAACTCTAGGGCGCGCACCTCCGCTGCGGAAGGGACGCGATCTCGAACGGGGCGGTGTGCGTCTACCCGAGCCGAGGCCGCGCTTACGCTGCGAGCGGGGGCAAGAGGATGAGGCGCAGAAGAGTGCTTAGGAACCGAGGGCGCGGAGGCCTCGGCATTCTCCGGTGCTTTCGCTACGGGCTCGGGCGCCTTGACCTCGACGGGCTCAGACGCTTCAACCACCGCAGGCTTCGGCTCGGGTTCTTTCTCCGCAACGGGTTCAGTAGATGGTGCGGGAACTGGAAGCGCCTTCGGCTTCACCGCGACCTTCTTCGGAGCGGGAGGATTCGGAGCGGCTCTAGGACGCGGAGACGTAGCGTACAGCGTCTTCTCGGTGAGACGAGCGAGGTACCGCGTCTGCACCTTAGAGCAGTCTACGGCGGCGACTTCTTCGAGGACGGGGTTCCCGAAGTGCCCGCCTTCGGTGGCGGGCAGTCCGCCGTGCGTGATGCCCTCCTTGATGCAGAACTCTACCAGTGCGTGAGCCGAGAACTGGTCGGCGTGGCTAGAAGGAACGATCACTACGCGCTCTCTGTGCACGAAGCCGCGAACGGTACCGCGCGTGAGCCCGAACGCAAGCTCGGCGGCCACTGCGCCGTAGCGCTCGCACACGAAGCGAACCAGCTTGTGCGACGCAGAGTCTCTCCAGTCTATCGCTTTCACTTTGCTACCTCTTGCTCTTGCGCGTAAGCAGCTTCTCGGCCTTCGCCGCGTACTTGTCGCGCACCTTAGACAGCGCCTTCGCGAAATCTTTGGGGTGGTGTCGCCACGACGCGTACATGTCTAGCGCGCGGCGCGAGTTCTTGATGTTGAGAGGCGTCTCGAGGAGCTTCTCGAAGTGCGTGTCTATCCCGGCGTTTTGGTAGTTACGATGATTACGGTGCCCCACGTACTTCATCACCTCGGGGTACGCACCCACGAGGTGGTGCTTCTGCCGAGGCTTGTGCAGCTGGTTCCAGTCGAACGGGAGGAGCAGGTCGTACAGCTCGCGCTCTAGGTAGGGATTTACTCCTACCTTCCCGAAGTGCCGCTCGGCCTGCAGGTTCATCCACAGGTTAGCGGGGTTGTAGTCTCGCGACAGCGCGTCTATGCCGCCCTCGTGCAGCTTGGCGAACGACCCCGATCGGAGCTCGTCGAATACGCCCTTGTCGTCGCGCGCCCCCAGCTTCTGGGCTTTGCGGTTCGGCATGTAGTGGTTGTCTGCCGCGAGGCCCGACACGACGAACTTCTCTTCGATGCTCGCGTAGGAGAACAGGAGAGGCCAGAGGCACTCGTAGTTGCGCTTGAGGCGACAGGCGAACTCGTCGTGCATCATCGGCACGAGGCCCGCCACGGCGTAGAGGTCGGTGGGAAGCTCTATCAGCTCCCACTTCCACCCCATCACCTTGGCGGTGTGCTCGGCCCACTTGTCGTCGAAGCCGGGCTGCCCTGCCATTCGGAAGGTGTACGCGTGCACCTCGTGACCCGCGCGCGTGGCCGCTATGCCCGCCAGCGCCGAGTCGATGCCCCCCGACAGCAAGAGAGCGACGCGCTTGCTCTTCTTGCCCAGCTTCTCGCGCATGTGGCGCTCGAACAGGTCGCGTATCTTGGCTCCGACGGAGAGCGAAGACTTGCACAGCTTGAGGTCCATCGACGCCATTATTCGGGCACCTCCGCCGCGCGCGTTCGCACCTCTACCGAGCGGCTCACCATGCGCTCGATGAGGTGGTAGAACGTGTCGGGTCGATTGGGGTCGATCACCGACACGTCGTAGCTGAGCTGCGATACCTCGTCGCGCACCCCGGCCATGACAAGGTCGTAGTCTTCGGGAGGCACGTTCGCCATGTTCACGCTCACGGCGTAGGGAGCGACGCCGCGATTGACGCGCCGCGCCAGCTGCAGGTTCAGGTCGATCTCTGCAGCCATCGGGACGACTCGGAGGGCGGTGCCTAGCTGCAGCCGACGGGTCGGGTCGATGCAGTACACGAGGGCGTCGGGCTGGCTGCCGTAGAGTAGAGCGAGGCTCGGGGGAGCCCAGCCGGGGTGGAAGAGGCTGGCCTGCCCCTCGATCACGTACCAGAAGCCCGCGTCTTCGGCGGGAGGCGTGAGCCACGCCGCGGCGCCCGAGGCGAAGTCGGCCTCGGTAGAGTCGATCACGATCGACCTGTCTTCGGCGCCTGCGATAAGCGCGCCCGTCTGTCCGGTGGGTGCGAACTTGTGAGCGATGCCGCGCCGCTTTAGCTCGGCACACAGGGCGAGCGACGTGTACTTCTTACCGACGCAGCCGTCGTGACCGATAGTGAGCAGGCGCAGACCCGAGCGCTTCTCGCCGCGACACAGGGGGTACTGCGTGTCGTGGTGGCGATAGTCTACGAGGCGACAGCCCGATGCCTCCGCCAGCTTGGCGTACTGGGGGTGAGACTTGATGCGCTCGTGCGTTCCGGTGGCTACGTCGATGCCGCTGCCCGAACTGATCCAGTTGGCCACCGTCTCGTACCACGCCGGCGATAGCTTGCTGCCGCGCGCGACGCAGCAGATCACGAACGTCTTGGCTCCCAGTATGACGCCTTCCTGCACGGTAGATATGCGGGGGAGGTTGCCCATCGCGTGCGTCACGGTGCACTCGGGTTCCGCGTAGAACCCCGTGCACCACTCGGGGCGCCACTTGAGCAGGCCGGTCGCCGTCTTTATCTCGTCGAGCGTGGTCGAGTCTCCCAGGTACAGGATGTAGGGAGGGGTGCACTCGTGCGGGAGCATCATAGTATCGTCCTCTCAGAAAGTCTTCGCCGACATGAACTTCGTGTCGGAGACGTTGCGGTGGTTGCCCGCGGCGTTCTGCTCCGCCAGCAGCTTCACGGCCGACACGGCGCGCGACATAGAGACGGCGTCGTTGGGGTCGAACGCTCGCGGCACGAAATCTTTACTGCCGATGCTTCCGCGAAAGCAGCCGGCTACGACGTCGTACTTTGCCATGACGGCGGCAGTCTCGTGGAGCGGAACGTGGGAGAGGTTCACCGAAATGCCGAGGAGCCTCGCGTGCGGGTTGACGCGCCGCGCGAACTGCAGATTCGACTCTATATCGAACACGGGGTCGACAACCTCGTAGTCGAGGCCGCGCAGCTTCGTGCGCGGGGGATCGACGCACATCACCAAGAAATCGGGCTGGCTGCCGTAGATGAGCGAGACGACTAGCTGCCCACTGCCGGGACTCCACAGGCAGCCCTGCCCTTCCACCACGTCGACGTGGTCGGGCGCCGCGGCCGGGCACAGCCACTCGACGGCTCCCGTCAGAAAGTCGGACACGACGGTGTCCACCACGACGCTGCGCTCGCCCTCCGCGATAAGCGCGCCAGTCTGGCCGGTGGGCCGGAACGAGGCGTCTACGCCGGCGTTGACGAGCGCGCGAGTGAGCGCGACGGACGTGTACTTCTTGCCGATGTTGCAGTCTTGGCCGACGACCATGACGCGGATGCCGGGGCGCGGGACGCCCTTGCCGATCTTGTACTCTTTGGGCGTGTACCTAAAGTCGTGAAGCTGGGTGCCCGTGTTCATCGAATAGTGGACGAGGGTGGCGTCGTCGGACAGCCTGTCGTGCATCCCGCTCGCGACGTCGAGGCCGGCGGTCATGGCCAGGCGGAAGGCCTTCTTCCAGGGAGCGGGCAGCGTGTCTCCCGTGTTGGTGACGACGCCGACCACGAGTGTCTTGGCGCCGTACTTCTCGACCGCCTCGTTGAGCGTCTCGGCGCGCGGGACTCCCGCGGACACGGTGCAGCCCGGCAGGCCGTACTCGCACGCCACGCGATCCGGAGCCCACTCTACGAGGCCCGACGCCGTCTTGATCGCCTTGGGGTCGGTGGCGTCTGCCAGGAACAGGCAGTAGGGAGCCTCGATTCGCGTACCGTCGTTATTCATCGGGTTTCTCCGCCAGAAAAAAGCAGAGGTGCGGTAGCAGCCTCTGCTGTGATTTTACTCATCTTCGCGCGGGGGCGGCTCCACCCCCAGTATGCGTGCCAGTGCCTCGCGCGCCCGAAATACGCGGCTCTTTACCGTTCCTTCGGGTACGCCGGCCAGTTCGGATACCTCCGCGTAGCTGAGACGATCTACGGCGATCATCAGCAGCGTCTCGCGATGGTCGTAGGGTAGCTGCGCAAGTGCGTCGTACAGCTCCGACAGCTCGGCCGTGTGGTGCTGGCTGGGGTGCTGCACGAGCGACAGGGCGGCCGCCTCGTCTACGTCTTCTATCTCGCGGTGGTACTTGCGATACCGCGACAGGAAAGTGTTGCGCAGCACCGTAGAGAGCCACGCCGGCAAGTTGGTGCCGTCGAACAGGTGCCGCTTCGTAAGCGCCTTGAGCAGCGTCTCTTGAACCAGGTCCTCCGCGTCGCGTCCGCCAGACAGCTTGATCGCGAGGCGCTTCAGAAACTTGCGCTGCGCTAGGAGCTGGCGGGCGAAGTCTTCTGCTTCTCGGCCAGCTTCCTCGATAGCCATCTGATGCGATCCTTGGCGATTGTGGTTGTGTGTATGTCTGGAGCCATGAACACTGCGTTGGCGACCTCGTCGTCGGACAGGTTGCCGCCGATCAGCTCGCTCCTCTCGCAGTCGTAGCGAGAGTCGTGGGGGTCGGGTTCGTTCCTCGCGGCCCACCTAGACGGCGGCGCGGCCCGGAGCACGTCGCTCAGTACGTGCGAGAACTCTGCGTCGGATATCGTGCGGCCCGCTTCGGTTACCACCCCGCCGCGCACGGCTGCTACTCTGAGGGAGGCGCGAATTATCTCTAACGCCTCTTCGGTGATGCAGTATATACCGATGCTCATTGCTTCTCTTCCTTTACTCTAAGTTGTCGGGCTTCTCTATGCGAGGACCCCAGGTGAAGTTCTTTACCCACTGCGTGGGAGGAACGCCAGGAACCGCCACGCCGAGACTCTCGTCGCCTTCGCCGTTGTTGTCGAATACCTCGACGATCTCCCACTGCTCAGATACCCAGTCTTCGGTGGCCGGCATCTCGGAGGGCGTCACCAGCTTCGCCCAGTAGTATCCTTCCTCCGACGGGGCAGCGTACACGGCAGGAGGGTCGGCGACGCTGCACGACTCTAGCTTGCCCAAGATCGACGCTTCCCTGTTCGTGATTCCGCACTTGGAGCACATCTGCTCCCCGTGACCCAGTGTAGATTTCGTCCAGCTGTGCTTAGCCATCTTAGTTCTCCTGAGAGAAGACGAAGCGCACCGCACCGCGCTTCTTGGGGTCGTCACCGGCGTACAGCACGAAGCAGTCGCCGTCTGCGGTCCACATCGTGCCCACTCGCCGGCGTCGTGCGCTGGGCGCGGTGCGCTTCGCGGGAGCGGCGTCGGGTATAGCGTCGGGCACCACCGCGCTCGTCTTGCGCCCGGCGTCTAGTGCGTTGCTGCGGAACTTGTCGCCGCCTAGAAACTGGAGCGAGCCCTTGTTGTACGCGGGACCTACCTGCGAGTGCTTGTAAGCCAGGTCGAACTTCGCGGCCGCGTCTCCGCACGCCTTGCAGCATGAGAGGCCGGCACGCTCCCGCGCGTGCTCAACGGACTCGGGGCAGAAGCAGCACTTCATGGGCTACCCTCCTTCGGCTTTGGGAGATAGAGACGTGGCGCCCGCGGTGCCGCGGGCGAGTATCTGCTGTGTCCAGCCCCGTTCTACCATCACGACCGCGTCGTTCAGCATCAAGAGTTCGTAGTTCACTGCGTCGCTCCGTCTCTAGCATGCGAGTTGGGGAGGAGAGTCGCGCGAACGGCTCTCCTCCCCAAGTTGTTGGTGGCCCCGGCAGGAATCGAACCTGCGACCTTCTCGGTGTAAACGAGCCGCTCGTACCGCTGAGCTACGGGGCCGAAGCGTCGCCGATCTTTACTCGGCCGCGGCGAGCGACGGGCCGTCGAGGCCCTCCAGTTCCTTGAGGATGTCTTCTTCCGACATCGTGCCGATCTTGGCGTCGCGGCGGGCCTCCAGCTCCTTGAGCAGGCGCTGGCGCTTTTCGCGATTCTCGGCGGCCTTCTACTACCAGCCTCGTATATTTCATGTTGCACTTAGAGTACTCTCCTCCGACCAGAATCGCGTTGCTGATTCGGCAGTTGTCGTAGAAGCCGTACGGCAGCAGAATGGCTTCGTGCCACGACAGGTTGAGATTGCTAAATCTGCCGCGAGACGCCGACTGCAGCTTACGCACGACCAAGTCGGTCGTAACCTCGAGATTCTGGTCTCCCAGCGGGATGCGCCAGTCTTTGGCTACACCCTCCGGAAATCTGGGGACGATAAGGAACTTACGCTTCTCGGTGAGGTGGATGTGCATGGCCTACGTCTTCTTCTTTTTTCTGGGAAGGAGCTCCGCGATCGCGGCGCCGACGGCTTCGGGCAGGTCGCGTGCGACCTTCAGGTCGAATCCGAGACGGGCCTTCGTCCGCACCCACCCGACCTTCTTCGTCTTCATCCACCGCTGCAGCACGAACTGCTCAGTGCCAGTGAAGTCGGAAATCTCGGCGCGCAGGTGCTGCACGTCGCTCAGCTTCAGCACGAGGAGCCCCTCAGGGCGGCTCTTGGTGCCCGCGTCGGCAGACGCGCGCAGCGCCTTCTTGGCTACGCGCCGCGGACTCTCGTCTACCTCCTCCTGCACCGTCTTGCGCTTTTTCTTTACCATCGCAGTGTTCTCCTGTCGAAGTGTGATCGAAGTAACTCGTCCTACCAGTCTGCTCCCTTGCAGACGAGGTAGGCGTTCTTGTTGGCCGACGAAGATACGACGATACGCGCGCCGATCGGGTCTTCGCGGTTGTAGGTGCAGATCAGCTCGACTAGCTTGTAGAGCAGCGCGTGGGTAACGGGCAGGCGATACACCTCGCCGGCGTCGTTCTTCACGTCTAGGTGCGTAGGCTTCACGTCGTGGTCGGGAACGTAGCCCACCACCTCTACCGTCTGCTCGTCGTGACGCGAGAACGGCAGGCGCGGTACCTTCGCGTACGGGTTGGTAGCCACCGAAGTCTCCTTGGCTTAGAGGGCGGGGCGGATAACTTCTCCGCCCCGGTGCGGATCAGCTCGCCTGGCGGACGGGGAAGGGCGACGTCTCCGACTTGCTCGCCTTCTTGCCGAACGCCTTGGCGGCCTTGGCGACGGGCTTCGACCCCATGACGAGTTCGGTGTCCACCCGATGCTTCGTCAAGAACTTGTGGGCGCGAGCGCCCATGCTCCCGGCCTTGGTGATCGCGTCGGCCTGCTTCTTCTCGGCCTTGGCGAGGATGCGGTCGCGTGCCTTCGCGGCGGCGATGATCGAGGCCAGCTGGTCGCGGCCGAGGGTGGGGATCAGCTCGCGGAACGGCGCCTGGAAGTGGTTGAGCAGGTTCATCGCCTCGCGGTACTTCTTTGCGGCTTTCATAGGTTCTCTCCTCTTGGCGCGGGATGCGCACCGAGCTTCGACCAACTACGGTCGCAGCTCGCTGAACAACCTTCGTCTTCTCACCTTTACTCGTGCGGCGGAGCGTCGTATTGCCCGCCGCACGCATGCGATGCGCTAGGTAACCGTCCGTTTCCAGTTGGTTCCGTAGCCTCGATACCCGTCGTCTTCTGGCGCAGCAGCCTTGCGGAGCGCGGTAGCGCGGCTCTCTAGGCACCCCGCGCTACCCGGCTCGAACGTGCGACACACTGCGGGGCGAGTGTCGTATATCCTGCACGACACCGACTTGCATACGACGCCGGCGAGCGCCTTGCATCGGCCGCCCAGGTACTTGTCCATCTGGCGCACGCCGTCCCGCACGTCTTGCTCCGTGTACGGCATCGAGTAGCGGATAGAGCGCGTGCGCCACCGCGGCGTCGAGTCGTACACGTTAACCGAGACGGGGCCCGCCTCTACGCAGCAGGCGCCGCATGACTGGCAGTCTAGCTGCTCGCGCATCACGACTTCTCCTTGCCCATGCGGAGCACGATCTCGGCGCGAAGCTTGCTCTCGGCCTTCTCGTACTGCTGGCGCTCGGCGAGGTCGCCGCTGCAGGCTCCGCGCGTCGCCGCTTATCGCAACGTCCTTTGGGTCGACGAGCACGCGGACGTTGCCTCCGTTGGCGGTCGTGACCTCGTACACTTCTAGCATCGAAGTACCTCCTCTTACGAAGATTTGCGAAAGAAGGCTCCCGAGAACACCTCTTTCTCGCTCGTAGACATGCGCACCGTGACGTGCTGCGTGTGTCCCATGCTCTTGTGGTTCGACCACCCCGCCCCGGTGACGTACAGCGGCGCGTCGCGCACTTCGAGAACGCGGAAAGGCCCGTCGCCGTAGCGACGGCGACCGCCCGTGATCGTTGCAAAATTGTCGTCTCGCCACACGACGAGGTCTCCCACTTCGTGCCTGTCGGTCGCTACCCGACCCAACTTGATCGACTGCTTCACCTCGCTACTCCCTCAAACTTCTCGACCGCCTTCGACCGAGCGTGCAGGTGGCACACGGCTATAGGCCCGCGCATCTGGCACGCTCGCTTGGGGCAGCGGTGGTCTACTTTCATCCACTCGAACACGTAGTATGGCTTTCCCTTCACGAGGGCTTCGCACCGAGCGTCGCCGGGCGCCACGCTTTCTGGCCCGCGGTGGTTGGTCACTTCGACCTCCTCATCAGCTGGAAGAGGATGCGGTCGGCGGGCACGCTCGACGAGTGCTCGGCGTCGAGGTACGACGACACCCACTTCATCGCGGCGATGCGCTCCTCCGACGTGGTGCCCTGCACGAACAGCGCGCGGTCTACGCGGAGCAGCTCCTTGAGCAGGGCCAGGTTCTCCGAGCGCTGGCTCGTCTCCTCCTCGAAACGCTGTTCGTCGTCTACAGCCGCCTTGAGTTCGGAGATGCGCAGCGCGGCCTCCTGCAGGGGCGTCATGGACTCGCCTCCGCATCGAGTTCGGACTGGCGATGGGCTTCTAGCCGCGCCTTGTACGCGGGGCTTATCCAGATCTGCTTGAAGACCTCGGCGCGGAAGATGCGGGCGCCGGTGGGGTCGTAGTTGTTAAGCAGACCCGGGGTGGTCCACCAGTAGGGCCCTGCGGGCACGACGTCGCCGACGGCGATGAGGTCGACGGGAGTCGTCGCGTTGCCGCTATAGGGATTTACGCACCCTGGTCCGTGGAGCTGCACCGTAGCCGCGACGAAGCGGTCGACCTCGTCGCGGTGGATGAGATACTCGCGCGGGGTGATGCCGTCACGAGACGAGACCTGCACGATCTGGTATTCGGAAATGTCGGCCACGGCTAGGCTCCTTCGATTCGAGAAGACACGTAGACGGCGAGCAGCCTGTCGAGCTGCCTGCTGTCGAACTTGACGAGCGAGATCGCGTCCCGCTCGCCGTGGTTGGCGCGCACGTAGTCGTGCAAGACGGACACGCTGACGGGGCCCGCGAATGTGTTCGCGTCGCAGGCGTCGTCGAGGATCGAGAATAGCCGGAACTTGCCCGACAGCTTGTCGAGGTTGTGCGTCTCTTCGCAGCCGGCGTTGTTGCCGTCGGCGTCGATGAGGTACGCGGAGCTCTGCCCGTCCCGAGACACGAACGACCGAATCACGAAGTCGTTCGGCGGGCACGCTTTCGTGTCGACGTCTTCTTGCGAGAATCGGAAGACGCTCTCCTCGCGATAGGCGACCCGGTCGCCCAGAGAGAACCCGTCTAGCGAACGGACGGGGTCGACGGGGATGCGCGACGGAAGTTTCTGCTTGCTCTTGGTAGCCATAGTCTTCTCTCCTCAGTAGGGCACGTAGCCGTAACGCTTGTAGAAGTACGCGTCGGTGCAGACGCGACGGACACGGGCTCTCAGAACCCGCATGCTGTTCACGCCGGCGGCGTGGAGTGCCCGACGGCGGGCGTGGCGCAGGCGCTTCCCTTCGCCGCGAGCGACGGGGTCGTGGCACTCGCCGGGCGCGCCCCACGCGTCTACGTCGTCGTGCATGTCGCGCTCGATGCGCTCGGCGCTCACGAGTATCGAGATTGCTTTTCCGAGTTGGGTCATCGAAGTATTCCTCAGTAGGTGGCTACGATGCGGGCGGCGGCTGCGTTCACCGCCATGTACCCGTGCTTGCGCTTGAGAGCCGCGTGCTCGCGCGCGAACCTCTTGTCGATGCAGGTGAGCACCTGCTCCGCGACGCAGTCGGCGTCGTCGCGGCCCTCAACCATGTCGGTCGCGACCGACTGGGAGAGGTTGTTTATCCAGCCCGCGAATGCAGGCGAGAACGTCACGTCGTTAGCGCGCAGCTTCGCGATCTTCTCCTTGAGGAAGAACGGCAGCTCGCCGCGTCCGCGCTTGGCGTAGCACTCGCGAGAGGCGTAGAACTCGACGGCGAACTGCTCGCCGCATTCGAGGGACACGTAGTCTCGTCCCTGCATGCCGTGTTCCGTGAACTGCAGGCTGGCGACGGCATCAGCCGAGAAGCCCGCCTCGACGAGGCGCTCGCGGAACTGCGCGAGCCAGGCGACGTCGGCGTAGATCAGGCCGTGCTTGTCGACGTCCCACTGTCGACGGGGGAACACGGCCGACAGGCCGAAGTTCGGATCGAACCCCGCCTCGAAGTCTCCTTCGAGTTCGAGCTTGGTGATCGTTACGGGTCGCGCGTGGTTGCTCCACATACCGTTACCCGAAGTGCGGGTGGTGCAGTCGCGGAGAAGCAGCGTGTGGTTCGTGTAGGGCATCGAAGTACCTCTCTGTAGAGAGCGGTGGCGGAGAGTCTCCCCGCCACCGCAGGTTGGCGTCAGGCGCTGCGAGCCATCGAAGTCTCACGCGCACGATTGGGGTCGACCGCGACGACGTAGTGGCCGGCTTCGTTCACCGTGACGGTGAAGTCTTCGGTCAGCCACGCGCCGTCGGGGCGGTTCGACCAGAGTTCGTTCGGCCGGCTGCCGCGATTGAGATTGGCGCGTCGCACCGCCGTCACCAGAGCGCCGCGCTCGCTCATCGCGATCGGGATCGTGAAGTCGCTGCGGAGGCTGTCCGCCGTAGCGCTCGTGTCGTTCTCGTCGGCGAACAGCACGAACTTGCCGCCCTCGCGAATGCGCTTGTCGCGCTGGTAGCGCACCGCGCGTGCGGCCTGCATCTCGAATGCCTGCGCGCTGACCTGCCGGCGCGGCCGATCTTCGCGGATGTGGTCAAGGCCTGGCGCCGCGGGCGGCGAGAACTTGAGAACGCCCTCGACCTCGCCGGCCCGCAGACGGCGAGCGGTTGCGGCGGCGTGCTCGACCGCGGCCGACAGGCACTGGAGGAGAGTGAACTGCGGGTCGTTCGACGTGCCCACCGTCGCGTCTGCCTTCTCGCGCGACGGCGCGAGCACGAACTCTGCGTAGTTTCCGCGGGCGTCGCCGACGCAGAGGCGCAGGTGGCCGTTCTCGGTGACGGCGACGAGCTGCGAGCCGTCGGCGGCAGCGAAGTGGAGGTCGGCTTCTTTTCCGAAAGTGAACATGGTACTTCTCCGAATGTGATCGCTCTGCGATCGGGTGAAAAGATCGAAATGCAGAGGGCGCGTGCGCCCTCTGGTAGTCAGCGCTGCTCGGCGAAGCGAGCTTCGAGGGCGGCGACCCGCCGTTCGAGTTCGTCGAACTGCGAACCCGATTTCTCCTTCGCCGCGAGGTCGGCGGCGGGGTAGTTGTCGAGGGCGAAGTCCATCAGGCGCGTAGACAGCACCCCTATGCGCTCTTGCCGCTGGGCCGCGAGTTCGCGTATGCGCTCGTGGACCTCTCTAGATATCTGGACCACCACGATGCGGCCGGCCTGCTGCCTGCCGCGGTACTGCTTCTGGCGCACGTCGTTCTCCTTCAGGTGAGGTCGATCTGCCAGTCGGACAGCTGCTTGCCGTCGGTGGGCACGAACGTGCGGCCCTGGTAGGTGCCCGCGAAGACTCCGTAGTTGTCGAGCGAGTCGTACACGTCGATACGCACGCGCTTCTCGCCCGGGCAGGGCACGAACTCGATAAACTTCTGCCGAGCGTAGTCCCACACGCCGACTTGCGTCTTGCTCATCGCTTCGATCATCGAAATGCTCCTTGAAAGTCCGTCGAAATGCGGTGACGACGAATCGCCCCCGGCGAGCGAATCGCTCGCGTCTCTAGTATAGCACCGTTCTAGCCCCCTGTAAAGGCGAGGGAGAACGAAAGGCGAACGGCTAAGAATGCCCCGTTTTTGTAGTATTTCTAGCGTATCTGGGCCGGGTAAGCGCAACTCTGGGCTTGAGGCCTTCCCGTATGCGGCGAAGGAAGGTGTCGTAGGTAACTCCCATACCCAGAGCACCCGAAGATTCGTACATCTCGTACAAATCTGTGGCCAACAGGCGTCGGCCTTTATAAGTAACCAAGAGATAAGGACTACGACCTCCAGAGAAAGATTTAGGATCTCTTGGTCGCTTCGGTCGCTGGTTATTAGCTTGCTCCAGAGCAGTAGCCCACCGACAATTATTCGGAGAGTAGTCGCCATCGTTGTCGATACGATCCAAGCTCTTGCCTGCAGACCAGCGCGTCTTTTGAGGAAGCGATTCTTCCCAGTTTATAAACTCTGCAACCGATCTTCGCCACGACTTGCAGACCCTAATTCCGCGGCCGCCGTAATCTGCGTACCGAGGATGCTTATCATTATAGCATCGCCGGATCATATCTTTCCATACGGTGTACAGGCGGTGCTTACTCAGTCCGTGTCGGTTATACGCTCGGTCAGATCCGGTGATCCTACAAGCATGGGCACGCATTTTTCCTTTTCTTATATGAGGTAGAAGGTACTCGTCAGTAAACCCACATCGACATCGGCAACGGAACCTTCGCTTGATCGACCCCTTTGGAGAAACGTAGTGTGAAAGTTCTTGCAAGACTATAATATCACCAAAGCGATCCCCGGGTTGAACTTCGAAGCGCATATGACACCGCCCTTGCTAGAGAACGAAATATATTTACTCGTCCTAAGAAGACGCGAAAATGCTCGGGGTTGAGCGCCCCGAGCACGACGTCTTCTGCGATAGCCGCGAGGGTGAAGCGCCTCAGCGCGCCACGGCGCCCACCGAGCCCTTGGCCGCCACCCCGATGCCCTTCGCGACGGTGAGCGAGCTGCCGCCGCCTGTTACGGTGGCCACCGCGCCGATGCCCCCGACGGCCTTACGGCCCACCTCACCCTGCGTGAGTAGCTCGATTATCTCGGGGAGCTGGGCACCGGCGTGAGCCAGCACGCCCGTGCGGAACACGTCGTCGTTGCCTACCGCCGGCTTGTCTACCGTCTTGCCGGGAACGTCTACGACGCGTATGCTCTGGCGAATGAACTGAGACACGGGGCAGTCGTCGAACGCCGACTCTTCGGGACCCTCGACGTGCAGAATCTCTTTCACCTTCTTCTCGGGCTTCGGGAGCACGAGCTGCTCGTGGATCAGGTCGTCGCGCCACGCCTGAAACTCTCCGTACGTCAGGCGATGGTTGAAGTGCTCCGTGTCGGCGTCCTCCGACAGCTTCTCTACGATAGTCTCCTGCTGCCACCGATCCGAGATCGTGACGACTACGTTCATGCGCTTGGCTAGCGGCAGCAGCACCTTCTCGTACACGCGGGTGAACGACACGGGCTTGTTGTGCCGCGGGCGCACCTCCACGAAGGCGTCGTAGGCCAGGCGCCCCTCCGAGTCGATGTGCGCGACGCACACCGCGAAGGCGTTCTTGTGCTTGCCGGCGTCGAGCGCCATGATCTTCGGGACCGAGTCGTCTTCCCACCTGAACTTGAGCTTCGCCGACACCGAGATGCCGCGCAGCTTCTTGGCCTCCTTCTTCGACTTGGGTCGAACGACTACGGTACGCTGGGCGACGGCGTTGCGCAGCGTGCGATCGATGCACCGCTTGAACGGGTCTAGGCCGTTGACGAACGACGCGGCGGAGTAGGGCGGGCGGCAGCCGTAGTCGCGCCAGGCGGTAGCCGGATCGAGCGCGAACTCGTCGGCCAAGTCTTCGAACGTGATGTCGGGGTTGGCTTCCCAGGTCGGGCGCATCATGGCGTAGGTGCTGCCCTGGCGCTCCGCGGCGTTGTAGAGCTGCATCTGCGGATCGCTCACCTCCCAGGGGGACGAGATCGACACGGCGATGGCGGGCGGCACGTTGACGACGCCCTTCTTGCGCAGGCGGCGCACGGCGGGTCGCACGGTCGACAGCGAGCGGGTGAGAGCACGCCAAACCTCGAGGCCCGATATGTTCACCTTGTCGGTGCTCTCGGAGAAGTGGCCCATTTCGTCTACGCCCGCGAACACGCGAGTTCGGCCGCGGAGGTTACGGCGAGAGGGAGACGACGGCGAGAGCCACAGGGCCGGGGGCTTGTAGAAGACGAAGCCGTCTTTGATGCGGTACAGCTCATCTTCGCCCAGGCGCCGAGCGGCGTCGTCTAGGATCGAGTGGTAGCAGTTGTGTACGTTGATACCACCCGCATAAAAGTTATGGTGATCTCGAACCTCTATATCAAAAACTCGCGCTTCTCCTACGAGAGTCTTTCTCGATAGACGGGCGACGGATACGCTGCTTCCGTCCTTCAATTTTACTAGAGACATCTCTGCGCGTTCCATCTCTGTTCATGACTAGAAACATGAAGCGAAAACCGGCGCGCTTTGCCGCGCGCCGCTTTGTTCTATTAAGCTCGTAGGAACACTTGTACGTGTACCAACTCTTGACTTCGATTAGCAGCCGTGTTTTTTGGCTAATCGCAAGGTTTCTAGTATCCGCTGCCTACGGTGAGTCGGTGTCAGTTTCATTTTCGATGACTACCATCATATCTTCATTTACACTAGAAATTGGTAGCCATACAAGCTCGCCTCCAACTACACAGCGAACTTTATGATCCTCAGTTAATCGCAACTTATGTCCGCTAGACAGCTCCATCTCCACTATACGTCTGAGACCGTTATCGAATACACCGTCCACTGTCGAATCTCCCTCAAGTGTGCGAACGCGCTCGCCGCATCGGACGTTCTGTATAGATCGCAAGGAGCCGTCGGCCATGCGAACTTGTTCACCTTCTGCTATACACTTGAACCAGGGGGCCTCCGACATCGTCGTCATGAACGGGTCCCACACGGCCTGCTTGACGCCCGTGTAGGTGAGGCCGATCATGTTCATGTGCAGGATCGTGCCCGCCTTGATTCCGTAGAACGCGCTGGGGTTCTTGAGCTTGATCAGGGTGTGCGTGTGGTACGACCAGATGAACCCCAGGCCCGACGAGTTGTGCACGACCGCGCCGTTAGCGACGAAGCGATGCACGTCTTCGACCTCTATGTCGTACACCTGCTCACGCCCGGCGGGCGCCTTAGATACGACCTCGTCGTAGTCTACTTCGGCGCGAGCGCAGGCGCGCAGGCGCTGCACGGCCAAGAAGCGTAGGAAGGCATCCTTCGGCTGCAGCTTCTCGTAGGCGTCGGCGCACGCGTCTGCGTCCGAGCGCGTGAGCTCTCCGGCCATGCAGATGTTGCGATACTCGGAGGCGGTGCGCAGCGTGCTGGGGTCGTGCCACTGGTCTACTACCTCGACCGTCTGCAGCGTGTTATACAGCGACTCGCACGTGGCCCTGCTCAGCACCGACTCGTAGTCGGACGGGGCGTTGCGGATCACGTACTCGACGCGAGGGTCGGGGATGCCGAACTGGTCCGCGTAGCGCGCCGCCCACGGCGACGACAGCACGAGGCGGTCTACGGCGCGGCGCACGATCACGTTCTTCGTAAGCAGGAACTGCTGCAGGGCGGACGCGACGCGGTAGTCTCGCGTCTTGAGCACTAGGTCTGTGCCCGACACCGAGTACTCGGTGACCATCGACTGGACGGTGGATCGCGCCGCCTCCTGCGTGAGGCGCGTGAGCGCACAGGCCAGCGTCTTCTCTTTGCGGTCTACAGGAGGGAGAGACGTCTCGATGCCCCAGGGCAGAGAAGACGCGCAGATCATCACCGACCTAGCGTTTCTCGCCTCGACCCACCCTCCGGGCCCCAGTACCTTGTGGTCGGGAGTCAGCTTGAGCACGATGCCGCGCTTGGTGCGTAGTTCGATCACGGGCTTGGTGCCCGACGCCACCTTACCGAGCACGCGGTGCGCGCGTCCCTCGACCACTACGAAGTCGCCGGCCTCTACCTCGCGTATGGGTACGAGGCCGCGCTCGGTGGCGACGAGCGTGGAGCCCGACATGCACTTGCCGCTGTTGTGATTGAGCAGGCCGTTGGCCATGAACTTGTGGTGCTCGGGCACGCAGAAGTCGTAGGTCTTGCGTGCCTTCTTGCTGACGGCAGTCTTCTTAACTACCGTCCAGTAGCAGTTGCTCTGCAGGTACACGTCGTGGAACGCTAGCAGGTCTGCCCGGAGAGGAGGCGACAAGTCGTACCAGCGAGAAGACGCGCGCAGCTTATTCCAGTAGCGTCGTAGACGGCTGCGGGACAGGCATACGTTTTCCGACTCGAGGCGACGCCAGTCTGCTACCTCGTAGCGGAACCTCACCCAGCCGTTCGTGTAGCCGCGGGTTCCTACAGACTCGTACTTCGACCACTCTGCATCTATGCGGGCTACCAGTTCGAGGTACGCGCGCTTTATCTCCTCCGGGTACCGATCGTACCAGTAGGGCACGTCACTCTCGCGACTGACGAAGCGCTCGACGGCGCGACGCAGCGCCGCCCGTTTGCGCTCCGAGAAGAAACCTACCCTCTCCTCGAACGCGACTAGTGCGGGTCCGCTGATACCGAGCGACCAGTAGGGCTTGGAGACTTGAGCGGGCGTGCCGTTGGTGGCCCACGACATGCGCTTGCGAATGTTCGTGACGATGCCCATGTTGGCGAGCACCACCTTGATCTGCATCACTAGCTTCTTGCTGAGTGAGGCATATCCTACGCCGCGCTTACCCGCGTAGCCGTCTCCCTCGAACAGCGCCTGCAGAAACGCCGCGACTACGTGCTCCGGGCTCTCTAGTACGGAGCGCGGTATAACCTTGTCGGCACTCTTGCGCCACAGCCCGTCCACTAGCTTGTCGACTCTAGCGTAGAGCAGCTTGTCCTTCGAGCCTACGCAGCGCTTGAGGCCAAGAGAGGGATCGACGCCTCCTCGTGCGCGCTCGACGATCTCTGCACCCGGAGACAGGCTGACCATCTCGGCGCGACAGAGCGCACGCACTTCGTCGTCGTAGTTGGTGACGTGTACAGACTTCTTGCTACCAGACCCTTCCGACACCCAGAAGCCCAAGAACCGGGCGCGATCAGGCGTCAGCTTCCTATCCGACCCCCACACGCGTTGGCCGTAGTATACGGGAACGACGTCTCCCGCACGAACGTCTCTCAGCTTCTTCCAGCCGGAGTGCATCATGATAGGGTGGTCGCCCGTTCCCGTTATCTCTAGTCCGCCGCGTACGGTGACGCGGTGAACGCGCTCTGGCTTAGAAACCCAGATGCGCGATACCCTAAGGGTATTGCCGTTCTCGCCGATAACAGACAGCGAATGCTTCCTACCGCGACGGAAAAAGGGCCCCTCGTGCCACCCCGGAGCAAGTCCGCGAGCCCAGTCGGATATGCGAGTGATGCCGCGCGTGGTGGTTACCAGCGTGTCTCCCGTCACGCACCGCTGGCCCACGGTACCCACATACGAGTTGTAATCTTTCTCGACGCCCTCGTTTATGTAGTCGAGGCGCGTCTTCTTGCACTTCGGACAGACGCCGCGACGGCGCAGAGACATGCGCTCGGGTATCTCGCGCACGTCGCAATCGTGCGGTATCTCGGTGTACCACCTCTTGTCGGTGCACTTCGGGTTAGGGCACACGTCGTTGAAGAGGTGGAGGCCCACCTCCAGCTGCCACGGGTAGGGCGGCGGGCTGGCGGCGAGGTACTTCTCGCCGACGCACCACTGGTAGTAGTTCGGAGCGAGCGGGAGGTCGCGGTCGTCGATGTTGTACGTGTCCGACAGCACCGTCTCCGACGATACTAGCTCGCGCATCATCTTGCGGAAGGCGCGGCTCGAGGCGTCTAGCTTCTTCGAGTCTTCTTCGAACACGAAGAACGTGCATGCGAAGCGCTTGCTCTTGCGCGAGTCTCTGCACTTGTCGCGCAGCTCGCACTTGCCGCAGTTAGTCTCGGCCGTCGCGTCTACGGGCGACCCCCTGCCTTCGTGATTGCTCATGCGAAATCCCTAGCGAAGTCGGGGATAGACCCCACCGCGGGCTTCTCGGTAGGCCACGGCTGGAACAGCGTGGGGACGCACGCTTCCCTGAAACGAGACTCGTCGTTGTGCACCTCCTTCGAGTAGTCGAGGTCGGTGCTGTAGACTAGCCCGTCGCGAACGTCGGTGACGAGGCAGAGCGTACGGGCGTGCAGGAGGTCGGGCTCCCACGCGAAGATGCTGCCGGGCACGATCGGGCCGCGGTAGGGACGCTTGCAGCTAATCAGCAGCGCCGACGGAATCGGAGGAAGAACTCTACTCATCGATGCGGACCCTAGTTTCGGTTACGCGCTTCGGCGGCGGGAAAGACCTCTTCACCTCACGCGATATGACGCGCTCTAGGTCTGCCACGCGGTCGTCGCGTGTGGGGACCTTCACGGGGTGCGAGGTGGGAGAGGGAGCGCCGTCGCGCGTGGGTACGAGGCGGGCGACGATGCGCGACACTAGCTCGCGACGAGACTTCGCGCTGGCCGTCGACCTGCGAGTGAGCGACTCGGCGATTTCTACCTGCAGTACCTCGAGTGCGGAGGCCTGTACGCGGCCGGCGTCGACCGACACTCCAGACATGCCGAACGCGTTCTCTAGGGCGGCGTTAACGTCGCTCACGGCCTGTGCGGTTGCGACGGCGCGAAGCACCGACTCTAGCACGTCTTGGTATACGTGCTCGACGTGCTTCTCGTACTTCGCGAGGGCTTTCTTGTTGCGGAGAGCGGTGCGAGCGTCTACCGCTGCGGGCTTCTCACGCAGCAGAACCCGGCCCCGGCGTGAGCGCAGGGCCAGCTCTTGCAGCTTCAGTTGGTCCTTGGGACCAAGTCGTATGCGCTTCGCCACAGACTTACATCTGGAACGAGGCGTCGGCGTCGCGTCCGCGCGGCGGGCGGCTCTTGCCGCCGCTGCCCTTGTCGCCCTTCTTGGTGGCTTCACCCTTGCCTCCCTTCTTGGCCGTAGCCATCGCCATGAGTTCTGCCGGCAGGTCGCCCATCTTCATGCGCGAGAAGTCTACCTGCAGCGGGAAGTCGAAAGCCTCCAGCTGTCGAGCCTTCGGCTGCGAGATAGTGGCGATGCCGCTCTCACGCGACTCTTGCGTCGTGATCCACTGCCACATGAGCGCGGCGTGCTCCTGCATCGCGCGCGAGTACTTGATGATGCCGTCGCTCGATAGCTGCGCGAGGATGGTGACGACGTTGTCGTTAGCGCTCGCGTAGCGCGCCGCGTAGCGCACGGCAGCTCCCAGCTTGCGCCACTGGTCCTCGCCGTCCATGTTCTTGAGCAGTCCGATGTAGTCGATGGTGGTGTTGTCGTACCCGTACGGCTTGAGCAGCGTGAGGATGTCTTCCATCGACACGTCGTCTTCGGGCGACAGTACGGTGAGGCGCCCGCCGTTGCGGCGCACCTTCTTGTGGAAGTCGAGCCACGTCTGCAGGATCGACTTCTTCTCCGAGTTCGACAGCTGCTTCGCGTGGTTGATCTTCGACAGCGGCATCTCGGTCAGGGCGGCGAGCATGCGGCGAACGACGTGCTCGCGAGACATCTCTAGCGAGACGACTGCGCACTTGGCTCCGATGCGAGACTGGTTGATCGCCAGCGTGTTGGCTAAGAGACTCTTGCCGCCGCCGGTGTTGGCGGCCACGATGAACGCCGAGCCTCTCGGCAGGCCTTGATTGCGAGAGTCGAAAGCGCGGATGCCCGTGGGTATGAACTCGAAGTCTTTGCCCACGAGCAGCTTCTGGATGAATCCCTTGTCGAACTTGTCGTCGCCGACGTGTACCATCTGCTCCGTCATGTCGGACGAAGCGCGCGACTTGGTCAAGAAATCGGCCACGCGCTCGGTGAGTTCTTCGAGGTCGACGCGCTCTCCCTTGAGAACCTTGGCGATGTGGGTAGAGGCGCCGAACAGCACGCGAGCGCGGCGGTAGTCGTCTAGCTTCTCGACTAGGCGGCGCGCCACCTTCTTGTTGGCTACCGCGTCCACGTCGAACTCGCGCAGCTCGTCGCGCGAGTCTTGCGATATGGCCATATCTTCGAGGAGGTCGGACCACTCGGGTATGCTGCCCGACTTGCGCAGCCTCGTCTGCATTCGCCGAAACGCCTCGTTCGTAGAGTCGAGCGAGAAGTGGTCGGGCGTCAGGCGCGGCAGAATCCAGCTGGCGATGCGCGAGTCGCCCGTCGTGATGCTCTTGAGGGCCAAGGACTCCAAGTTGACCGAATACAACCTCATTGATAACTCCGGCTACGGTAAGGTTGGAAAAGAGCTGCCTTAAGGGACGAGCCTTTTCTGAGACGACAATATACTATGCGAGCCGTGACACCCTCTGGAATCTCTCTCGATTCGAATAGATGCTCGTACAGGTCTACTAGAACCCAGTTCCTGCCCTTGTATTTGACACGAACTGTAGTGCGCTGATTTCGATTCTGACGCGTGCGGGTAGTCCAGCAGCAATTGCTTGGGCAGTACCCCTTATCGTTGTCTATGCGCTCTATCGTCTTGCCTCTGCTGAACCTACTCCGTGGTGGAAGCCCGACGTTCCAGTCTACGAAGGACGAAAGATCGTGCCACTTCTTGCATACCGTTATTCCCCTACCTCCATAGTTGCCGTAGTTAGAGTTGGAGGTATCGTAGCACCTTTTCATCATGTCGTAGTGCACGTGATATAGAGGAGCCGTCTTTCGATCGCTGAGGAAACCGTGTCTCAGGTTGCACTTAAGAGACTTGCGTATCTCTGTGGCGAGGCATCCGCAAGAAGAGCTCCTTCCGGATCGTAGGCCCGTCATCCAAACAACGCTCTTGTTGCCGCAGTCGCATCTACATTCGAACTTACGAATATAAGAAGGAGATTCTACCTCTCTCAGTACAGTAAGTCTCCCGTACCTATCACCGCGGCTCACCTGTACGCGCATGTAGCAGCCCCGTTTGTAGAATACAGCCTCACTGCGATCCTCTTTCTGTCAGGTTCATACCTGCTGCGAACGAGCGCGGCGGCGCACGTACACTACGCGGCTGGGTCGGCGGTACAACCTGCTGGCGGCGAACTCTAGCGGATCGACGCCGTCGACGATGAGCACGCGGGGGATGTTCGAGTACATGTGGAGGAGGTCTACCACCTTCTCGATCTTGTCGGGCGTCGAGTTCTCGGCGACGTTCGATATGACGAGCAGCCCAACACGGCCCAGGCTGGTGCGCCAGGGCTCGTCGTCGCGGAGCTTGTCCCAGCGCCCTCCGTACACGGGCCACCACAGCGGTCGGTCTGAGCCCGAGAGGGAGGCGAGCATGGCGGACTGCATCACCGCCAGAGCCGCGATGCGAGCCCGCGCGTCTTCTCCCGCCGAGCCGATCACCATGAGCCACGATCCGTAGCCGGGACGCTCGATAGACTTGCGCAGGTACGCGAGCTGCATCCTAGGCATAATAGGCTTGTAGCCCTCGGCGTTAGCCGACGACAAGTCGCTCTCGCTGATCACCATCCGGTTTCTCATGAGGTAGCGCGGGGCACCGCGCGCCGTCATCAGGCCGAGCAGCTCGGGCGGCTTGCCGAGGTTGATCTTCTGTTCCCTGTTCATGCGAGCTTAGCCTCCGGAAGAGTCTTTACTCTCTTGGCTGCACGGGTAACGACGAGTCGATGTCGGATAGAGAAAGCAGCTTCGACAGATATCGCTCGCGGTCGTCGGCAGTCATATCCAGCGAAGAGCTGCGCGTCGTGAACGCGGCCGCGAAGCAGTCGTCCCTGTATACGTGGAGTACTCCTTTCGAGTCGCGAACTATCCAGTCGCCTGGTTCCGCACGAAGTATACCGCCGTGAACAGACACGTCCCATACAGCGTAGTCGCGTCCGCGTTCTGCAGCTATCGCTACGCTGCCTTTGATGATCAAGTTGGATAGCCACTGCGGGCAGTCGCTGAAAGGTACGCCGTCGAACGACTTACCGTTAAAGTCTGTAGCCTTGACGCGAACGGCGTCTACTGCGGCATCCCTTTGAATGAAGGTGGTCATGGTGTCTCCTTAGAATCGCTGGATGCCCTTGGTGCCCGGACTCCACACCGTACGCTTCTTCTCTTTGCCGTATTTGTTGCGGCCGAACGCCGCCTTGACCCCCGCGTCTTTCTCGTCGTACAGCTTGGGGTGCGTCGCTATGTACTGCATGCGCTCTAGCTGCTGGCGAGACGCGGTGTACGTTCGGTTCTCGATGAAGTTCGACCCGTCGAGGCCCGCTCGGTAGCCGTACAGCTTCTCCTTGAACACGGCGGCGAAGCAGTAGACGCTGGCCGACACCGAGTCTATTACGAGGCGCGCCACGGGCTGCGGCTTGTCGCCGATGCGCGCCTTGAGCTTCGCGTCGTACGGCGTGCACACGCGGTTGATCAGCTGCCACGTGAGCATCGCGTTCGAGGTGGGGATGACACCGACGTAGACGTGCGTCCAGCGAGCGACGTCGAGGCCGTGCTGGACCATGCGAACGTTTGCGATCACGACGCGAGCCTTGCCCGCGCGTATCTGGCTGAGTACGGCTCCCGTGTCCGTCTTGCCGTAGTAGGCCACGGCCATGTCGCGGGGCCAGCTCTCGTTCTTGTGCTGGCGGCAGTACTCGGCCTGCTGGTTCACCATCTTGACGAGTTCGTGCACCTGCGACACTCGCACGACGGGAACCACGACGCACGCCTTGTCGTCGGAGCGCAGGTCTCTGAAAATCTGGCGCATCAGAATCTTGTTGCGCTCGGGCGAGTTCGACAGGAAGGAGACGATGCCGTTCCACGACTTGTAGTTGCGAGGAGCGTGCACGCCCGTCTCGAACAGCTCTAGGCGAGGGAGCGTCGACACGCTCTTGCCCTTGGCGACGATCTTGCCGACGATGGTCGCGGTGACGGCCTCCAGGCAGTTGTGCGTTAGCACGAGAGAAGAACTGCCCTCGTCGGCAACAAAGTAGTTTGAGTTTTCTCTCACCGTCAAGTCTATGCTGATGGAGGGCTCTATCTGACGAATGCCTGTCACTCTTACGGTCATTAGCATCTGCCTATTTGTATTAGAGTAATCGGTCTTTACTATGAAGGGTAGCAGTCATGGGCAAGTACGGAAGAAGCGGTAGAACGCACGAAGACTTTATTCGTGACCTGGGTGAGCTTAAGCCTAACATAGAAGTGACGTCACGCTACAAGTCTTACCGCAAGCCCGTAGAAGTTAGGTGTAAAGTAGACGGAACACGATGGAAGGCGACGCCGCGTCTTTTAATGTACAGGACCAAGGGAGCGTGTCCTACGTGCAGGGCACGCAGGATTGCAAGAACGCTACGGATAAAAGGGCAGCAGAAAATAGATGCAAAGATAGCTGCTAAGTTCGGCGGAAGAATAAGAAGGGTAGGTCCTTACATAGACGCGCTGACTCCCACTAGGTTCGTGTGTGACGAAGGACACGACATACTGAGAGGACCGAAGTTCGTACTAGGCACTGCCTCCGGCTGTGAGATTTGCGGAAAGCGAAAGGGAGGATTAAAGACTAGGAAGTCTATCGACGCCGTCATCGAATCTCTTGAGGGTAGGAACATAGACTACGTTTCTGGCTACAAAATGAGAACTGCAAAGTGCAAATTCAGGTGCCGTGTATGCAAAAATACGTGGAAGACATTTCCGTACTCAATAATTAAGGGTTATGGATGCCCACACTGCGCGGCAGCACTTACAAAGAACACGGTAACTACCAAGTGGGTAGCTCTCGGTAAACGAAGGGTAAAGGTCATGGGGTGGGAGCACCACGCCTTAAGGTGGTTAACTAGGAGAGTTAGACCAAACTTGATAACCGTAGCGAGCGAGAAGACTGTGCCTGTAATAAGGTATAGAGGCGTGGACGGCCAGACTCACCGACACTACCCAGACATGTACATCAAGAGACGAAACTTGATCCTAGAGGTTAAGAGTACCTGGACTATCGGTCTCGTAAGGCAAGACTCTAGGGCTTTCAAGACCCTCCAGCTAAAGTCTCTAGCTGCCAAGAGAGCGGGGTACCGATACGCGGTACTACTGATGATGCCGACTAGGCGCATAAAACTTCCAGAGGAGTGGGAGAGCATGTCATTTAGAGACTTTCGCAAATGGGCGATAGGGAAGAAGCTCCTCGCCGACAGACACATCTCTAGCAGCGACATACGTTCTTCTAGTCACTGACCATAGTCTGTGGTCCGGCGTTAATCTAACCGACCCGCCTTCGTAACAAATCTCTAGCATGGGTCCTACTTTACGCTCGTGCTTGAGAAGCACCTCTCTGTATTGGGGCATCTCGTCCGAGCCGTAACATAGAACTCTATCGCCTACCCTAACGTTCGAGAGCTTCTTAGCTCCCTTAGGCGTCATAACTATAGAGTCTGGATGGCAGCAGTCTTTGCGGTGAACCGTCGCGGTGAGCCCCAGCTTGCGCCGAACGTTGATGCGATTGAGCACGCGAGAGAACGCGGCGGCGTTTGCCTGGTGCTGCTCGTCTACGCCCGCCGTGCCGAACTTGCCCGAGACGTGGCGCTTGAGGCGCTCGTAGCCGCGCTCGGGGTGCACGAATTGCTGGTAGGGAGCGAGCACGACGTCGGCCTCGTCCGTCTCCTTGCCCCACTTCTTCACGACGTGGACGCCGTACTTGGGAGCGTCTTTCCAGCCCTTCTTGTCGACGATCACGACGGGCCGCTTGCCCTTGCGATACAGCTCTATCGCGTTCGAGTTCTCGCCGAAGCGCATGCCGAACTGGCGCAAGAAGTCGATCTGGCTGGCTGTGAAGAAGGAGCGCTCGCCGTGAAGCAGGGCGCACTTAACGCCGATGACGGTGTTGTGGGAGGCGAGTGCGTTGCTCACGAACGACTTCACGGCCGGCACCGCCAAGTCGTACACGACGCGGGGCTCGTTCACGAAGCGCACCGACAGCACCGTGTCTACTAGGCCGTGCACGACGCCCTGCTTGCTGTGGAGGTGCTCGTTGTGTACGGCCGACTCGGCCGCGCGACGGAACGCCGCCTCCAGGTCTTGGTCGCACGCCACGGCCACGTGCGAGCCGTCGGGGTGGTGCTCTACGGTGGCCCATACGCCGTAGCCCAGCAGCGTGACGTGGACCAGCTCCGCCAGCAGTCGGGGCAGCACGGCTACGCGGTGGCTACCTACGAGGGCGGCTCCGTCTAGCACGGTGCGCAGCAGGGCACGCGTGGATCGGGGGCCGGCGCGAAACACGGAGCGGGGGAGCCAGGGGAGGTCGGGCGACGCGGGGACAGAATACGCGAGCGTAGAGAGCTGCGCCGTGAGGCGACCTACCGAGTTGGGGATGACGCGGTGCCTGCGATAGAATGCGCTGCGCACGGCGTCGGGGAAGCGGAGACCGTCGAGCACGACGTCTACTACGCCGGAGGCTAGGCGGGTCTTGCTAGAGCGCGTCGCCACCGCACCGACGATCACCGCCTCGTCTACGGTCAGCCCGCGGCCCGTGACTTCGGTGGGTATGCAGGTGGGGATTATGGCCTGCTCGTCGCCGCGCAGCTGACCCAGCTGTACCCACTTCGTCGAGTTGCCGTCGAGGATCATGAGAGGGTGGTTAGGCGTACCTCCGAGCCGCAGGCCGCTCTGGAACAGCACCTCTACGGTCTGGTCCACCGTCTTCGAGTAGAGGCCGCGAATCTCGTGCACGCCGAACGGGGTGTACACGTGACCGAAGCGGCCCACGCGCTCTATGCCGACGGGGTATCTAGCGAACAGCGAGTCGATGCGCACGATGCCGTCGTACGTGCGCACCAGAGTGTCGCCGTACACGCACTTGCCGCTTCGGGGAGGAGAGATGATGGTGCCGCCAGTCTCGCCCGAGTCTACGTGGTCGCGCCACGCTCGGACCATGCCGCGCTGGTCGGCGTACGGGCGGCCAGAGTCGTCTACGTCGCCCTTGCGACGCAGCTTGCCTCTCCACTGGAGGCCCGACTTCATGCGCGGCCGCGGTCGCTTGTCTACGATCTCGTACTTGCGAGTCGTGAGTACCGCCTGCACCTTAGTTCGATCACCCGACGGCAGAGCGATCAGCTTCTTGCCGCCGGGCGTCTTGATGAGCTCCCACATCTTGATCTTGGCCTCTTTCGAGGGGCAAGTGGAGCAGTACCTTCCACGCTTCGCAGAGAGCGGGCACTCGGGGCGGCAGAACTTCTTAGTCTCGACCGCAACTTCGAACTCGCGCTTCATCGCCTCGCGATCTACAATCGAGAGGGGAACGTAGTACCTGTCTTTTAGTAGGATGCGAGTTTTCATGCGCCCGTTCGTCTGCGACTAGTGTTCGCGGCTTCTTTACTCGCCAGTCGTCAGTCGGGACGCTTCGTCTGCATGGCGCGAGAGCGTTCGGCCAGCGCCTGCACGTCGTCTGCAATAGCGGTGAGCCCGCGTGCGCGTGCCGAGTTGGCGTACTGGTCGAGAGTGGAGGGGGCGTGCTCGTCTTTGAGCTTGACGACGAAGCACTCTTCGCGGTTGTCGACTCCTCCCAGTTCGACGTAGGGAAGAAGGTCTATCACGCTAACCCACTTGGGAGAAGCGCCTCGCTTGCCCGCAACGAGGTCGTGCAGTACGTTCTGAGCCACTTCGTTTCCCGGCAGGGCGGCGTCGTCGCGGAGCTTGTCGAGGCGGA